TGAGCTTTCCCTTCCACTCCTCGGAAAGGACGACTGGAGCAATTTTCTCCCTATAATCTTAAAACACTTTATTCATCAAATCAGGATCTATTATGCTCATTGGCGTTCTGGCTTTATCCATGAATTTCTGGTAGGGCTTCCATGGAGGAGACATTTTGGGTGGTTCATACTCATTGTCATCACCGAATATCTCTTTCACCAGGTCATTAGTGGGAAAGACTGTAAATCCAGACTTCTGCGCAGGTTCAGCCTTAATACACCCGACGCACTCAAAGTGAGACACTTCCTTCTGGTAGTTAAGAAAGTGTTTGGGGTGCAGTCCACTTTGTTTCTCCAAGTCCTTGCCCAGACACTTGGTGTTCAATGGTGATGTTTGAGAAAACAAGTAGAATCCCTTCTTGGTAAAGAAACTCTTGGCTTCCTTCAAGTATGGAAGCGGACATTGCACAGCAGCTCCATCCGGTTTGTAGTGAGCTCCAGCAACATGCATTCCAAGAACACAAGGTTCTGTTCCTGCTTTGTACAATATTGCTCCGCATAGACCTGGAAAACATTGGCCCTGATTTATCAAGTACTTCAGGCCCATGAATGGTTTCTCCGTTCCGATTTTGTAGGAACCTGATTCGCAAATCCCTTTGGTTCTCTTTATCGCTCCATCGTCACTTCGGTAAACCATGTTGAACATGATCTTACTGCTCTTTTCAAGCATTTTGGGACACAACATGTGGGATATGTCTTTGCACAAAACTCCACAACCTCCTGTATAGATGTAGGCCAAGTCGGTATCCTCACGATTAAACATCATACTCTCATACACATCGAAAGTGCGGGAGTGGTTCGTCGATTTTGGGTTATCATTCATTACCAATTTAATGGTGAACGAGCTCAAACCTTTAACGTAATGCTTAGGAAATTTCATCACGTTTGGATCTGTGAACAGACTGTTTCCAAAACTGACTGGAGTTTTAGTCTTGATGTCATAGATTGTGAAATGGAACAGGTTTCTAACCAACACGCCTTCAAATTGTTCGGATGTCATTGTCTTGCACTTGGTTGACACATCTATCTTTTCAATTCTAGGCTCCAACCACTCAGATTCTGCAAGAGCGGCCTCCGGCGCACCTGGAACAATCACTTCAACCGGCTTTTCGGATGCCGCTCGAATCCCAACAAGAGTTTTGAGTTTACTTATAACACCAGCTTGCTCATCCGTAGCTGGTGAATTTTCAACTTCCAACTTCTCTGTAGGAAGCGTAGGTATCTTATCGCCAATGATGCCATCTGGGGCGCTCTTGGGGTTCTCAATCCCGAGGATTGAATCAATCCAACCTTCAAAACCAATCTTTTGAGTTTTCTTAAGTGCTCTCATCAGCTTAATACAAATGTAGAGCGCAGCTGCGCCAGTAGAATAGGCCATGACATGAGTCATAACCTTATCTCTGGTCAAACGATTGCAGTACTGCGTCACATCATTTCGCTGCATGAGTGAATCTATATGTGCCTTCTTTGCTGCCTCCCAATTATTCCGGAGTCGCAGCACTGAAAAAGTACTGAATAGAAGAAACAAAAATAGATGCACCTGAAAATTGGTGTATGAATGATCAATAAAGATACTTGTCGAGCGAGGAAACCAGGTAGTGTATGTTGGTTCAAGCTGAATGTGATCAACTCTAAGAATCTTGAAAAGAAGCTTCCAGATTCTGGTTCGTCGGGTTGGAATTTCAACAGGAACTGGTTCAAAGTATTCGATTTCAACAGGTGAACAAACCCGTATTAAAAAGCTCACAAAAGATGCGGCTGTACCAACTGGGTCATACAAATGATCAACCCTTGTGTCCATCTCAAAATATCGTGGACAATGTACGCACAACCAAATCCAAAAGGGATTCCTGTCAAGGCAATATTCCGTAGAGGACAACCAGTGAACCAAGTATGAGAACAATACAAGACATGGAATAACGCACAGCTGAATTAGACTTGATCGAAATGAATCATAAATCTTATCAGCATCAGCTATGCATATCAGTTCTTGGAACCGCTCATCCCTTAGTGCATTGGTTGGAACAAACTTCAACCAATCGAATCTTGTCCATAGTGCATCAAGGCCAAAGTACGTACCGGCCTTAGCGGCCATGTCTCCCATTAGAATTTTCCTCGAAATGGTGTTTTGGAATCTCTTCTTCATACTACCCATTGCACGTTTGAAAATGAAATTAACCATGACCCCTTCGGGCTCTAGTTCCAAACGCTCAGCATTTTGATCTGCTTCATATATAGTATCAAGTGCGATTTCAATCACTGACAAGGTCTCATCATCATTCTCTTCACCAGAAGATGATTCAGAACCGGAACCTGAAGAAATATCCTCATCAGAACTATCTACTGATTGTTCTGGATAAGAACATTCATATATCGCTTGTTCCTCATCTGAAGGTTCCGAGTAGCACGAATTTTGTTGTTGCTCTTGGGGCTCATGACTAAATTTAGCAACTTCCGACGTTCCACTATCTTTATGGTACGGACAGTGGCCTTGAAAGTGCGGGCATCCGTTTGATGCACATTTTGTCAATTGCTTTTCCGTTCGGTTTTTCAATCCTTTGGCCAAGCGCTCTTCATTTGCTCGATGTTTTGCAAATGCATCAATCAAGAAACATAGAACGTCCTCAGCTGACACATCTTTCATTGGTCTATCATTGTGAACGCAAACGGCGTAATCACAGACGTATCTGTGGTCCTTGCCAGGTTTCACAGTCGTGATTGTGTACAACAAGGTGTCATCAATGATCCGATCAATTTCGGAGCCATTGGCATCTTTGTAATACTCGCGCACCTTGTCTGAATCTATTCCGACAACCGTTCCATCAACTATACGTGTAAATTCGGGACGTGGTTTAACATCAATTGCAAATTCACACCTTTTCTGGATACTCAAACACGATATTGAATTCTCAAATGCTTTTAGAGTTTTGTCATGTCCAGTGTATGCAACTATGTCAGGGTGACAATCTGCATTATGCTTGTCTTCAAGCGCAGCCATTGGTGGATGAAATGGTATTCTGTTAACCACATCAACAACCACATTCGAGCCATCGTTCTGTCCCTTAGGCTCTTTTTTGTTGCCGTAATCATCCATCAAAACTGCGTTCTTGTTATTTGTCCAACCATCCCAAAACTTTTGTCCTTCCTTCAACACGTACAGGTAACCCTCACCATGTGGGAGGGAAGCCGATTTGCATAACAACTCAATGAATTGACCAATCATGAAAGATTTTCCGAGTCCGCTATCACCAAAAAACCCGAAGGTAAATGGTAAATATCGAGACGTGGAAGACATATCAATCCATGAGGTCTTGTTTGAAATGGACATGATTTCCGATAGTTTTCGCTCCAACACCGCCTTGTAGGCGGATTTCGGTGTGCTGCGGTACAAATCTCTCAATCTTATTCCCAAGACGTTTAGTCGCAAATCAAATTCGGCTTTCGTTATTCCAACGCGATACTCACCCGTCTGAACATGGGTCCAATTTTTGATGATCCACAAGTACTCCTCATCCAATGAGGCGCTCTCATCATCACCCAACAAAAATGATGCAGGATTTCCGGACTTCCAAACAGCAGCGGATCTTTCCAGCACAAAAAGACTTATGCTAAAAATATGATCCACTAGATCTGTCGCTCCGGAACTAACTACATCGAGATCCGGTTCAAGAACTTTGAATCCCTTAATGTCGAAAGTGAGATCAGCTGCATTGTAGACACCAACAGCCACCAATATACCAAGAAACTTGTTTATGGTGCTGGCGAACGGGCCTTTCATCACAACGGTCCAGTTGCTTCTCAATTCTTTGATGGAATCGATGAAGCCCTTGAAACTACCAACTGATCCACTGTCTTGTGGTTCTATTTCCTCAGTGAGGGATGATATGTACCTTAAAATAGTGGACGTTACCGACTTTTCGACAAAAGTTTTCACAAATTGTCCAATTATACACAGCATTGCTGATGGCTCTTCTGTGCCGCGCAACGCGCCAAGCATAAGAATCACACTTTCAACTATATCAAATGTTTTCTCAATTTGGTCCATCTCACATGATCCGTCCTTTGGGAGATGTTTGTGGAAAATTTCTTGTATGTCTTCAGTCAATGATGACTGATTTTTCATTCTCAATTTCTTCGGTTTGGTACGTCTTTTCAAGTTTTTCGATCTTGAAAAAGTTTTTGGGTTCACGTCATCTGACGTGTCGTACTCAACATCTCTGGCCAAAGCATAGGTAGGCGTGTTTAGACTGTTGATGCTTGATTGTGTAGTCGGATGGCTACATGACTTCTCACCCGGTGGGTGTCTACCCCCATGGTTGGGGTGAATGGTAGATTTTTTGTTTAGTTGTTTACTGACTCCTTTGGCTTTCCGAGTGATATCCATATTAAAAGCTCCAGTTTTCCCTCCGTTTTCGGTTGAATGGGAATAACCATCATAGCTATCAATAGGGTTCGTTTGCTCTTGGCATTTAACTCCAATATTTTTGGAGGGGGATGATAACACTTGACTCATTCTGTTTGAAATAATTATTAATAAATTCCATCCAAATATAAGTCGAGTGCTTCATCTGTCCTTAGATCAGAGGAAGCTCTCGCATCTCATAAAGCATGATCCGTCCCAATGACGTTCTTCTCATTGGTATTCGACCTTCATTGTGCGCTGTCTCTTAAGGAATAGAGACGCACTCAAGCCGCATGGCTTGCGGAATTGTTGGCAAACCTATGGTTCATTACACCATATATTGAGTTCGAAATTACGAACAAATGTTTGTTACTAAAAACCACATCCATGCTCATGCTTAATAGGATTCTGTCCCAAGACATCACTACAGACGTCAAGGTCCAAAGGATAATGGCCAGATATGGTATCTGGCAAATGGTAAACTCGCCTTATTAACGACCGGCCTAGTCGGACATAATAGTCAATATTTTGCTCACTTTTCTCTTGATCATACAAAGTGCAGCAGTTTCGCTGTATGTTCTCAAAGGAGAATTAAATCGGTAGGGCCGAGGCCCAAATTTTCCCACTGTAACCAGTGGACATGGATTCCGTTCATGGCTAGAACGTTTACCATCGTTTAGATTTTACAACATTTCAATTGAAACAGAAATGTTGCCTTAACCATTAGGTTAGTGTTTGGTGTTTCATCACAACACCGGGAAGCGATTAACCTCAATCGCGAGGCAGAAAAATATAACATTTTGGAATATTGTACTCAGTTCATAATAAACTGACAATACAAACATAGTGCTAATGCTATAGAAGATTAGAACTTACTTCGATCTCTG